GGCAGCGGCGGAGCGATGACCGGCGGGTTGATCTGGTCGTTGATCTGCTGAGTGACGTTCGCTTCGATGGCCTTCTGATCGACTCCATTGGCGAAGCACCAGTCCAGCACCTGCGCTTCGGTCAACTTGTCGTAAGGAGTGAATCCAGAACCACTCGGAGGCGCGAAACTGCACGAGCCGTAGCAGGTGCCGCTGTACTGATCCTGCGTGCCGTTGCAACGCCAGTCGGCGGTGATGACGACATCGGAGTAGGTGCCTTCGACTTTGCGGACGAGAAGGCGTTCGATGATCCAGTTGAGAGTAATCATGGTGGTATGAATTAGGCGTTAGCGATGGTGGTGACAGTGCCAGAGCTTCCACGGTACTTCAGCGCACCGGCTTCGACGTAGAGCTGGCCCATACCAGCCGGAGAGGTGCTAGGAGCTGTTCCATCAGCGATTCCTATTACTTTTGCGGCAGAGGTTCCGAATGTGCTAACCCCCACGCCCACGTTGCCGGGATTATCAATGGTAACCTTCATGGTTCCATCATTTCCTGAGAAAGTCAGGATGTTGTTTCCAGCAGATCCGATCCATCCACCAAGCTGGTTCGCGCCATTCTTAACACCAATAGAAAACGCATTGTTCGATGTAAACAACGCCCGAGTGTCAGTGCTTCCACTTCCAACTTCAAATCTGTATAATGAAGGCACAACCCCCACGCCCAGCCCCGTGGAGTTCAGGGTCATTCGAGTGCCGCCTGCGCCGTCGTACCAAGAGAACACAGCAGAAGTATCAACAGCAAAAACTTCATTGCTGCCAGTAAATCCATTCGTAAACGCAATCTTGAACTTGTCGCTGTCGGAGTTATCAATTCCAATGCTCCAGTTCTGACCGCCAGAAGTTAGGAAATTGACAAAAGGATCGTGTGTTGGATTTGAATCCAATGTCGCAATTCGAATAGATGCGGAACTGCTGTTGCTGGCTGCAAGTAATCCGACAGTCGGTGCAATAAAACTTGGGGTCCAATCAAAATTGGCGGCTGCAATCGTGCCGTTTGCGTGAAGCAAAGCATAAGGTGTCGCCGTACCAATACCCACCCGATCATTCGTCGAATCAACCTTCAGCGTATTCGCCGCCACCGTCAGATCGCCGCTGATAGTTTCATCTCCATCAACGGTCAGCCGATTAAGAGTTTTGTTCCAGGTAAACTGAGCGTCGCCCCGCAAAGTACCGTTATCATTAAAAATGATTTGAGTATTTGCACTATTGCCCGTCGTAGACGAGCCGATGTTAGTCTCCAGAACGGAGACTTGCTGCATGACGCGCTGAATGGACTTCCTTAGAAGCCACGCAGAGTCGCCTTTTGGTAGTGTAGATAAAGAAGACATACGTTAAAGTTTAGCTGCCTAGTTGCCAATCATAGATTGGGCTGCTTTTTAGGGTTAATTTATAACTCCAAAAAGCAACCCACTCTTTCGAGTGGGCTGGTTGTCTTACGGCAAAGGCTGAATGTCGGCGTTATAAACGCCGTTGCCTACAGCTTTCAGCTGCAGACCAAAGGTCGTGCCTTGAGGAGAGTTCGGCGTAAAGGTCACGGTGCCGTTAGCAGGCAGCGTGAACGTGAACACTCGACGAGCCTGATTGGTGGCGGCCGGAACGGTGGTGTTGACAGTAGCCAACACGGTATTAGTATAGCTCTGCACCACACCAGTGAAGTTCGTGAAAGACATCACGACATTGGTGGTATACTGAGTAACTCCAGTGTACGCGGCATAAACACGATTGGTGCTGCTGGCAGAGTCATTATCATAGAGAATGACAGTGTTCGCAGAGCCGCTGGTATCAGTAACCTGGAAGTTGCGGATCGAGACGCCAGTGGAGTTTAGAACGGAAATAGCCGAAGTAAACGTACCGGACACAACTTCCGCCACGAGCAAACCAGCCATCGCAGCGAACGTAACGAAGTATTTAAACAAGTTCTTCATGTTCTTATGTTAGTTAATTGTTGCCGTTTAGATTACACAAACAGCGACGGAGCGATCTGACGACGATAGATGATGGGGATGACGTTACGAGGAGTATTGCCGATGATGCCGAGCACGGTGTCGGCGATCAGCTGCAGGAACTCACCGTACTTGTTGGTATCGAGATTGTTCGATCCGTAGTTGACCAGCACGTTGTCGGTCAGGCGAACTTCACCGTTCCAAGTGAGCTGATTAAAACGCTTGCCATTGATGGAAGCGCCAGTGAACTCGCTGGGAGGCGGACCCACGTCGATCTGCTCGTAGGGATTATAGCCAATCAAGAACGCCACGCCGATAGCGGCGCTCGCGTAGGCAGGATTGACGACAGTCTGACGAGTAGCGTTCGGGGTCGAGTAGCCGCTGTCAGGCAGCAACAGCTCGATCTCGGGCGCGGGCATAGTGCCATCCTCAGCAAAACGCAGAGGATAGAACTCTTCGCGGAAGATGATGTTCGGCCCGATAGCGCCTTGGAAGGAGCTATTCAGGAGGTTCATCGCGAGCGGCTTGGTGTTCAGCACGTGCTCATCAAAGGCGAGACCTTCATAGATCTCAGAACCACCGACGAGGATATACTTGCCCTTCGACATTTCATTGTCAGCAGGAGCGCCGCTCTGCATTCCTTCCATCGGAGGAATCATCAGGTAGTTCTTCGCGTAGGAAGCGACGGCCTGAATCTGTCGATAGGAGAGGAAACCGTTGTCGTCAGAGCCAATCTTGGCAGACGTGGCGGCAACCCAAGCGGTGTCTTTGATCGCGCTGGTATCGGTCGGCAAAGCGGCCGGGGCGTTGATCAAGGGCAATTCGCCAGAGGTGGTGTTACCCACAACGTACACGAACGGCGAGTTCTGAAACACGTTGTCACGCGTGAACAAATCATAGCCGACAGCGATCTGCTTCGAGAGATCTTCAGCGGCGAACTTCAGCTGCTTCGTGCGGAAATCGCGGAAGCTGGGGAGGAAGTTGAACTGAGGAGATTCGAAGTTGTGACGCTTGACGCGGCTCTGGTTCGTACGCTCCCAAGTGCTCGCCACGGTCTTGAGCGGCAACTCGGTGATGTTCTTCGGGCGATGCACCTGATTGACGATCGGGGAGTTCTCCGCGATCACACCCTGCAGGATGTCACCCATGTTCTGTTTCCACTTGATCTTGGGAAACATGTCCTTCCAGCGCGACCACATCTGCATCTTCTTGGTCTGCTGCATAGCCATCCAGATCGGAAGGCGGTTGTAGTTAGCGATGTCCTGTTGATTCCAAAGGCCGCTTGAACGCGGCAAGTCCCATGTTGCTGGCATTGTTATACTTTCGTTTTTGTTTGATTAGTCAAGGCAATAAAAAAGCCCTGACATCACAAACGGTTAATGGTTAGGTCTGTCCTAGCCGTAACCGCTTAGATAGCAGAGCTTCTAGCGGAAGCCTGTTAAAGGCTTCGGTCTGACAATCGTTGCATTGCTAACGATATGCCAGATGTTTTTATTTAGTCGTATTTAGTCTTCACCGAACATTCCGCCATCGGACAGCGGGATGTCGTCGCCGCCTACGGATTTGCCCATTGGACCAGAGCTTGGCGGCGGGATCACGACGGGCTTTGTCTTCTGCTGTGCAATGTAACTCTGAAACGCCTTAGCCATACGCAAGTTGCCGATCATTGCATAGTGCGCAATCTTTCGAGCATCCTCTGCGGTCACGCTATCGGGAATGATCTTTTCAAGCAACGGCGCATAGTTCTTTTCTTCGGGCGACAGTTTATCAGGATCAATGTCCTTAAAGATTTTCTTAAAGCTGCCGTTGATAAACTCACGCTCTTCTGCGATCTTAGCCTTGAAGCGATCAGGATAGTTCTTAAAGCCTTGAAAAGACTTATCATAATTGGCTTGGGCGCGACGATAAGCTTCCGTAAGTTCTAACTCGACCGATGGATTGTGTCCATTGCGATCAGGATTGACTGTCTTAAAGACAGGATTGCCTTCTGCGTCGTAGCCAGTAAGAAGCTCAAAAGGCTTGTTTTGCTTGATGCTGATCAGTGCATCTTTAAGCGCACCTACTTCAAAGCGATCGGTCTCTAGCTCGTTCTGGATTTGGTTATAGCCAGTGTCGAGCTTGTAAGCTTCAGGATGTTGCGTGAAGTATTTAGGAATGTCTGCTTGTTTCTTAAACGCATCGTACCATTTTGGAAGCTGTTCGCGTACGGCGTTATAGGTCTGATTAGGAAGTTTCTTTAGAACCGAGACGACTTCATCGGGCAGATTGCTATAGTCGCGACCTTGTTGAGTTGTCGCTTGAGGCGACGTCTCAGATTTCTGCGCCTCTGGTTGGGTAGGCTCTTTAGGCTTGGTAGACTTAATGGCCTCTGAAACATCCTTAGGAAGATCGAATGGATCTTGTTCTTCTGTGGTAGTTTCATTAGTCGTTTCGGCTACGGGAGTTTCTGTCGGTTGAGTAGCTTTGTTGGTGTCAAATGACGTTGAGTCTTCGCCATCAAAATCAAGAGAGATGTTTTGATCGGGAAGCGTCGTAGAGGGTTTAGGAGGCAATGGCGCGCTTGACGGCCCACTGTTGATGTTAATGGGCGTTGTCGCTGCGGGCGTTGCTGACGGAGTGCTGACTGGGGATGTGATGTCCATAGGAGTTATTGCTGCAGGTCTGTGATGTGTTGTTTAATGTCTTCGAACGCTTTAGCTCGAAGGAGATCTTCTTGTGTGGATGTGGAAGAACAGGCTTTATGCATTGCTGCTTTAAGCCTTTTGTTTTGTTCTTCAGAGAGCCAAGCGAGGAAATGTAGAGTTTCCGCGCTGTTAGCCCACATAATCCAATTAGCCTTGCTGGGTGGCATTAGGTGATTGAGCTAGGCGCTGCTCGACGGCTTGCTGAAGTTGCTGGAGCGATTGTGCTTCGGGCTGAAACTCAGGCTTAAGTTGGCCTGTGGCCTCGTCGGTGACTGTCGCTTGTAGTGCTTGGGCCAAGCCTTGGATGAGTTGCGCGTCGTTGCCTTGGGTGAGAACTTTAGACCACGCATCATATTTTTCAGGATAACGAAGACGAATGTATTCTTTGAGCATTTCTTGGCCAATAGGCTGACCTTGAAAGAGAGGCAAGTCTTGTTGGATATTAGCAATGCGCTGTTGTTTTTCTACGAAATCAATATCGCCTGCGGGCTTGACTTCGTATTGTTTGCTAAGGATTGCTTCCTTTTCGACCGGATCAGAGACTTCGATCAGGAACTTGATTGTGCCTTTCTTTGCAGCGCTTTGCACGATCGGCCATGTCATCGTAAGGACGTCGCGTAGGAAAATGCTGAATACTAAAGCAGACGTGCCAGTGAGCATGCCTTGCTGCTGCTGAGCAGCTTCGATCTCGGTCGCAGTCTTACGAGAATCTTTGCGATTGTTGACGGCCCACGCAACCTGATTGGTCTCCATTGCGTTCTGCTGAATCACAGACTCGATACCCTTAAAGATCATCGGGTCGGGCCACGGCGACGTGAAGGCTCTCATCGGAGTCTTCCAGATCGCGTTGTTCTTGATCTTGAATTGAAGCTGCGCTGGAGCAACGCCATCGAGATTTGCACCGTCTGGCGCCCACATCGTATTGGCGGCCTGAGTAGATCCATTGACCGCCGCGGTCATCAGCGTCGTTGCGGCTTCTTGCTTGTGATAATCATCGACCGCTCGACCTTCTACTTCATCGTGCTTACGATTTTCAATAATCGCAATGCGTTTGACTGCGATAGGATAATAGGTGAGATGAACGGGCTTGCTGACATAGGTAGGCTCTGACGTCATTGCCATCGGATCAATGTTGATCTCAGGCACGGTCTCCTCAATGCCATTGCTAAACGGCAAAGGTTGCTTAAGCCATTGCTTGCTGTCTTTGTAATACCAGCCGCGATAAACAAAACCGTTGACTTTTACAAAAGTCTCATAGATCACAAGATCATCGCCCACTGAGTTGACTTCGTTAGAGAGAAGCTTGTTTGCGATCGCTTTATAGCCATCGCTTTCTTTGTCAAAATTTTCGAAAGAATCCCAGTGATAAAACGTCACGGACGTGATCACATGTTTGATAAGAACGGCTGGGCTATCTTGCAAGGATTTAAGACGACGATCATAAATGATCTCGTTCATCGGAACTGTATCCATTGCGACCGCGCCAAGCTTTGTTGCATCATGCTTTACGCGCATATAACCGAGACCGTTTAGCTCAGCGCCGTCGAGAAGCTCTATGTAAGGAACTTCCCAGCCGGGATATTGCAACACGCGTGTGAACTCTTGATCGAGATAAGCGTTGTCGCCGGGCACAAACGTCGCCATCCGTGGGGATTGCTTTAGATAAGAAAGCAACGGAGGCAACGCTTGATTGATATTTTGATGAATCAGACGAACACCAATAAAGGTCTGATTCTCTTGAAGAAGCCCCGCCGAACGCATCTGTTCGACATCAGCTTTATTTGACCGCAAGCGCCGATTGGTGACGATAGTCGCCTCTACAGCGCCGTGCGATGAAATATACTGACTGAAAAGCCCATTGGCGGTATTGAGGTCCAACAGGTTTTTCTGGCCAGCTTTGGCTAGAATAGCGGAAGTCTCTGGATTCGTTGCGGGTTCGTTCATATGTTATTCCTCTTCGTCAAACATCTCAGCTTCTTTGAGCGGGATGCTGTCTTTCTTTTTCTTCACGCTGTCGGCAAGGGCCTTAGGCACGGTCGCATTACTGTCGCCGCCTTTGGCTTCGTTGTTTGGGCCTTTGCCGTTGGTGTATTCGTCGGAGTCAGAATCGTTAGGCTCTTCTTGGCCTTCTGACATCGGCGTGCCGGACTTCTCTGAACCCATACGTTGCATGCACGATTGTGCATACTTAACCTCTTCAGGGCTAAGGGACGAGAAAAACTCGTCGATGTAATCCATTGATCCATCCATAGTTATTTAGCGGTTACGAATTGATGATATTGACCACGTAATTCTTCACGCGGCTCAGGCGAATTTAGCGTTTCCTGTGCCGGTCTGTGTGTCATCTGACCCCAAAGAAGTGTGAGTTCTTGAGCTTCGTTCTGCGTTAAGAGGCCTTTTTTGTTAAGATCTATGAGTTCTAAGAAACGACTTTCTGGTTCAGTTGTGTGTAATGTTTCTTCTTTGAAAGCTCCAAGAGGAACACTGTCAAAACAAAGCGCAAGAGCGTCTGCGCGATCAGGCGACGACAAACCACGCGAGCGCATTTCTGCTTTAGGCTCTAAGAGCGTGACGATCCCTTTAACAGAGAAGCCACGCGTACATAACTGTTGGCGAGTAAGGTCGTCATTAAGTGCAGGAAACGCACGGTCTTCAAGAGCACGCTTAATACGATTCCAGTTTTCAACGCCTCTGTTTTTGTAGAAATTTGGGTTGGTTGATCGGGCTTCGTTTCGTATCGGCACGACGTCATAACCTGCATTTTGCACTCGCTGCACGATAGGTCGTCCCAGACCGCCATCGTCAATGCGTACCTCAGAGGGCGTGACGTTAAATTCTTTAATCCAACTGATGATCTGATTGTGGAGAATTGCCTCGTTACGAATCTTTGTTGTTCGTAGGTGGAGTTTTCCATGGATAAAGAAGTACGCCACAGTTTCATCGCCGCCGAGTGATAAGTCGATGCCCGCTCGATTGGGCAATCCAAATGTACGCGGTGGATTTGCTGGGTAGTTTTCGAATAGTGTTGAAGGTATAAATGCGGCTTCGTCGAGTGAGGTAAACTCAGCCAATACTTGACTTCGATAGATGAGGGATTGTTCACCGTGTTCGTCCTTAAGATGCTCGATGTGTTTGCCAAGAAGATGAGGGCAGTCGAATGCCGTGACACGACGCCAGTAGAATTCGCCTATTTCGAGAGGATCTGGGAATGTGCGCTTTGCACGCGTACAACGCTTGAAAAAATGGCCGCTATTCTTGCCGGGCGAAGAGATTTCAAGCCAGTAGTTATAACCTGTAAAGCGTGAGAAGGCTTGGAACATTTCATCGGTGATAGATTTAGCTTCATTAATGATCACGGCCATCTCGGCGCCGGGTTCGTCGAACGGGTGACGCCCTTCGGCTTTGCCGGGGTCATCTGTCACGAAGCATTTGATCTCGCTGCCGGTGTCATTACAGGTAATCAAGAACTCAACGATCTCAAATACCTTACGGCCATACGAGACATTGATCTCTTCACAGATGTTCTTTATGTACTTATACGTCTGATCCTTAAGCTGCTCGTACGAAGATGACGTAATGACGCATCGAGAACGGACTTTGGAAAGGCAAAACCAGACAGCGAAGGAGCTAATAACGACCTGATCTTTTCCGCTTCCGTTGGCCGCGACAAGATTGTAGTATAACGGCGTCTTGTCGGTTGGTCGAGTTTTAGGCAGATCGAGATCATTGATGTCGGTATATCCTGCAAGTTGAAATAGAGTTTCTGCTTGCCATTTATAGAGCTTCAGATCAGGTCGATGGGCGAGGAGTAAATCCGCCGGGGTGTCGATCTGATGCGCAATGTAGCGTTTGTTTTTTGCAGGCGGCTCTACTACGACAGCGTCAGGCGCTTTAGGCGGAACTTCTACAGCTTTCTTTTTGGCTGCTTTTGCACGTTCTTTTTCTGCAGCTTTCTCTGCCTCAAGTGCGCGACGGGCTTGAACAAGTTTGAGTGTATCAGCGGAGATTGGAGTCTTTGTCATATCTTAAAGGGCCGGGGTTTCGGCGCCGCAGGCTCTGATTGAGTAGTGTGATCAGAAGGGAGTTCTGCGGCTAAGGGCGCCTCTACGGTTATTGGGGCCTCGATGGTGATTTCTTTAGCGGTGAGAGATTGGCCGCTAAGAGCCGCGCGGGCGCGCATAGATGCTGAGGCGTAGGCTTCGTTGATCTTGAGAAGCAATTCGCCCGAGCCCACGTTAAGATCGAGATGGCGTTTGTGATAACCGCGCTTGGCGCCATGGGCATACTTAGCCGCGTTTAGTCGGGCATAGACGCCAGAGTCTTCGTCACGGGCTATGTTCTTGATGATGCCCATCATCTCTTTGGCCTCTTGTTCAGAGACATCGTCGGTTATGTCTTCCTCTTTGAGGGCTTCTTTTCTTAAGGCTACAGACCCACCTGTCGCTTCTAAGGCCAACTTTACCACTACAGGGTCAACCTCAAGCGCGGCAGATATCTCTTCACAACTCATCCCTGCGCGCCTTAGTCCTAATATCTGATTTCTCATCATTAAGTCACTCATATAAAACGATCAAAGCTTTTAGAATGCCATAAAAGAATATGCAAAAAAGGGCTAAAAAATCTATAAAATCTGTGAGGAGACGTGTTCGAACAAAGGCACAATTTTTCGGGTCTTTCCGTACACCGGCTTGTCGGGGATGCATTGGACTGTGATGCATAGCAGAGAGATGCATAGTAGAGTGATGCATTGGAGTCTTAGGGATAGAAGTCTTAGGGATAGAAGTGCAAGGGATTGCGCTGTGATGCATAGCAGTTCTATGCATTGAAGCTCTTTGTAAATAGCGTTTTGTTGTGTTTTGAGAGTGTTAAAGGCTATTTATAAACAAGAAAATACGCTTATTGATAAATACCGAAATTGCGCTTGTGTTTGTTTTAACTTGAATATCGTATAAATGGGAGTCTTAAGAGTCTAATATTGTATTTATAATAATAAATTAGAACTAAGGTAATAAAATATTATAAATAGCATATTAAAGTATTATAATAAAACATAATATTGTATTAGACCTAATTTAACTATAAGCCCAAATTGACCAGACCCCAATAAGCGTATTTCCTACCTTTCCTAACTTTTAACTAATCCAATTACCTAAAGAAAAAGCTTGTTTTATTTGAGATTTACAAGTGTTTTTTGAGATTTACAAGTGTTTTGTTGGCTTGTAGGGCATTAGAAAGCCTTTAGTGTTTTTGAGGTTAGATTAGTTTTTCTAATAGTTTTCGTTTTTTGTTGCGTCTTTTGTGGTTTTCCCTAGAATACCCGTTTTTTACTTAAAATAGCGTTTTTTGTTACCTAAAATAGCTTGTCAAGTTAAGGTTAGGCTACTGTTAAGTTACGTTTGCGTTACGTTTTTTGAAAAGGCTTGACGGTTTTTGGCGTATAGAAGACTTTGCAGATTGTCAGTTTTTGTTCTTTTCCGGAATCGCATTAAAGGCTTTGCGTGGGTTTTCTCGCGCAAGGCTTTGCTTTGTGGCGGTTTTATAGAATCCCTTTTGTTGGCTCTCCTTTGAGCCAAAGGGACAAAACATATTTATTTGTGTGTGTTAGGTTCACTCTTTGAATAAAACAAAGTGTGAAGTTAAAAACTAAAACTAAAACCTAATACTAAAATGCAAAACAAAAACAACAATACCGTCAATCAAACTGTCATTCCTTTTGTCAAGGATCTCGTTTCTTTGTGTGCAATCCATCCCGCCGATTTCGTTAGAGAGATCGGAAAGGCTGAGAGCCTCAAAGATACCGCCAAGGCTGTTGGTATGAGCAAAGGCTCTGCAATCGGTCCTATCGTCAAAGGTTCTTTTGCCAAGGGAACGCACAAGAGCATTCTTGAAAACGAGACTGCTCGATGGGAAGCCTTGAGCGGGATCTCCAATGCTCTTGGAATGCGTTTAAATGCTCTCCTGAGAGCTTGTGAAGTTGAGACCGGGGATAGCACCCTCCCGGCTCTCAAAGCCTCTCAGGGAGCTTCCCAGACGCCAACAAAAGCCTAATTGACGGTAACACTTCACACTCTCCCGTGTTAAAGCGGGAGAGTGAACCTAGCACACACAAAGCCCGGTTTGAATAATACAAAAAACCGGATTTAATAAACGCATAGCGTGCCTTTTTGATACTATCAAAAGGAGCGGAAATAATTCTTTAGAAGTAGCGTGAAGCTATTAAGGCAAAGTGTAAATTGCCTTAAGAGTCTAGGTAAATCGGAAGAAACGCATTTAACCTAGTAGCGGGAAAAGCTAAAGTGTTAAGAGAAACACTAAAGAATCGGACAAAGTAGCTATGCAGACATTAAATCCCCTTTTGTTAAAGTAGGAATAAAAAACCGGTTTTCTTTGTTTAATGTTAAGATTTAAAACTCAAACGCATTTAACAAAGAAACGTGAGACGTGAAACGTACAACATAGGGGATTTACCCTTGTGTGTTCCCTGCGATGAATGGGAAAGGCTCTTGCTAGTAGACTTTGAAAGCTTGTCTAGACTCTTCGAAAGAGTGAACCGATTAAATGCGGGACAAGTAGACAAAGAAACGAAAACAAAAGCCCAAAGTCTTTGGGACTCTTTTGGTTGGCTAGGCTTTGACCGGAACCAAAAGAAAAACGTGTTAGGTGCAACGCCTAACGACGGCCCTAAGTGTTAGCTTTCCGATTGCTTAAGAAACTGTCCATCGGATGTCAGAAGACAGAAACACTTAAACAAAAGACTCTTTGTAGGTTATCTTTGGTAGCTTGCCCAATTAAATAACCTCAAAAACTAAATCAAAAGCCTTGCGCTATTGCCTTGCCTTTTGCAAGGGAAACAATAGGTGACTCGCAAGGCTTTTGCATTTAGTCTTTGCTTTGTAGTGTTGCGCATTATCCACAACGCAATATCCACGCACTAAATGGTTTTATTCAAACCTTCTCTTTCTTCAAACTATCCACACACTACAAGGTAAAGACTAGATGCAAAGTCTAGGTTATTATGGAATGCAAATATTGTGACCAGAAAGCACAAGCCAATGATTGCTTGTGCATCGACTGCCGCTTCGAACTCGAAGCAGAGCAGGAATAAACAACACACAACGCGAAGCGTTGTGCCTTGATCGAGCTTTTAGTGAATAACTAAAAGCTCTTTTTTATGACCAGAAAGCAAAAACAATTTGACAGATTTAACTCTGTCAATCTAGGCAAATACTTTGCCTCGAAGCAATCCAAAATGCACAAGCAACTTGTGCCTCTTTCAAAGCGCAATGCTAAGAAAGACAAGCAATCTGTCCATAAGGCAAAGGCTTGGCTCTGTCATAAACCAAGTGTCTCTCGTATTGTGAGAGCGACTGAGAAAAGTAAAATTGATTGGATTTGATATTTATGAAACAACACAAGAAAGACGAACTCATTGTTTTGATTGTAGGTTCTGTGATCTTACTGGTCACTTTGTATTACTTTGTCAAAGGAATAATGTACTAACTAAATAAAATGAAAATAACAGTAAACAAACAAGAGGCCGAAAGACTATTAGCTCATTACTTTTATCAAAGGCTTGATGAAGATGTCGAAGTTGCAATCTCCGACATGGAGCCTATTCGTGAGGTTCACGCCGTGACCTACACGAGCCTTATGGTGCAAGAGCTATGGTCTGACCTTATGCAACCATCTGACAAAGATGAAAGACTCGGACCCGTTAAGATTCGCATGATGAAATTCTTTATGGGCTTGCATCTCAAGCTAACAGGTTATCCTTGCAATCTTCTAAATGCTAAGAACTTTATTGAGAGTCACAAAACTTTTTAATCTATGAAAGAACCAGTTGAAGAAATAGAAGAAAATCCCACACTCGAAGACTTGCGTCGCGAATTGAGCATCTATGACGATGAGCCTCTTGATGATGGTCCGGGATGGGATATTGGACGAGATGAAAGCTTATGACAAATCGTTGCTTACGTTGTCTTCAAGTTATTGACGCCGATAGAAAAGCTCTCGGCTTCTCGCGTTGCATCTCTTGTCAGCCACAATGGCAATACAAAGGCGCTCTCAACTTTGGCCACAAGACAGGCGGCGCGATTCAGCCTATGCATCCTGACGTGTTTAAGGTGCATAAGCGTGTGACGCATCGCTCTGCAAAGGGTACGAACGGAAAAGCTTTTCAAACCGGTACAACAAACATAACAATCAAAGATGCATAATATGAAAGAAGTAATAAACTACGGAAAAAAGATTAAGTTCGAAAACGGATACACAGCCTCAATCATTTGCGGTAATGGTGCAGGCACGTTGGTAGTAAATGGTGATTGCCGTTGGACAAAAGGCGGACACGATGGACTGTTTGAGATTGCTGTAATGCATGACGATCGCATTGTGTATGATACTCCTATCACAGACGATGTGATGGGTTTTCTCGATTTCTTTGAAGTTGCAGAAGTTTTAAACAAGATTAAAAACCTACCTCCAAGATGATAGTAATAATTCGTTCTCTTGACAATACATTCCACTATTGTCTCGTTCCTGTATGTAAATCAAACAACATACACGACTACATAAACCACGTCAAACATACTCACATTATGTGTCTTGACTTTCACCTTGAGCCTTATGAGATAGGCCAGATTCTCGGCGGTAATTAACTCTCCACAAAGCAAAGCCCTTCAAGGAGGGCTTCTCTTTATGGAGCTTTTTTATTGTCAAAAATAACTTGGCATTTCAAAAGCTTTATCCGATTTGCCGGTCCTGTTGGTGACTGTGCGATAATGTTAGCGGTTCAACGTAAAACCGAAAACATCCCAATAAAACAAACCAACAAAAAGAAACACAAGTAAAATGAGCACTAAGAACCTCGAACTCGTTGCCTCCTTCGCTGGATCTGTCTTCCAGAGCGACAGCAACGGCAACCCTCAGTTCGCCACCAACGAGCGTCATGTCCGCAAGACTGCTAAGTCTCCGGAGCGTGTTGTCTCTTTTCAGTCTCCGATTCTGGCCGTTAGCGATCTCCAGTACTACATCAAGCGCGGCGAAGCTCTCGCTGAGATCCTGACCGAGCACGTGACCAAGGTCAAGAACGAAGACGGCTCTGTCACTGAAACGAAGCGCATCTCTAATGCTCTGAGTGATCTCGTACAGGCTGAACTCCTCGACATCGCCGAAGACGCTTCTGAAGCCTATCTCAGCAAGGGCAACACTCCCGACTACTTCGCCGCCTTCATCTACGGCGTCAGCGCCGACCGTGAGACCGAAAAGTCTGTCCTCAAGAAGATCGAAGGCATTCGCTCTGAGATCGGCTCGATTGTGTTCGCTCTCGCTGGCGAGTGGAACGACGACACTGCTCGCTCTTTGGGCGTGTCCGACAAGGATGCCGCCGTGGCCAAGCAGGCTAACCTTATCGCCTCTCTGGCGCAGCTCCTCGCGAAGGCCAACGAACTCGCCAGCGCGAAGGCCAAGCGCGAAGCCAAGAAGAAAACTGTCTAAGTCTAAGACAACAATCTACTCGATCCCGTGATCGAGAAGAAGTAATCAAGTCTAAATCACGAAGCCTCTGTTGGAGTAACATCCGACAGAGGCTTTTTCTTTGAGGTGTTCCAAGTATTGGCATCCAACATATGCCAAAACTTGGCACACTTTAGGCTCTATTGCAATAGTCTGCATCAACCACCAGACAAATGAAAATTTCTATCTCCACGCAGCAGACTCAATCTTTGATACTGAGTCCACAACTGCAACAGTCTCTCGCGCTTCTTCAAGCTCCACTTTGTGACCTGCGATCTATCATGGAGTCGTTCATCAACGACAATCCATGCGTCGAGATGCTTGACAATAATCAAGCAGAAGAAGACATATCCTACGAGAACGACAAAGCTGAACTCCCGGCGGATATGCAGTGGACTTCTCTCTCGGATAGTGTTCCATCATACAAAGAGCAATATCCGCTAGAGAATAATCCCGGCCGAGATGAGACACTAGAAGAATACTTAGAGAAAGAATTATCTCTCGCCGGTCATGATCTCTCTGTCATATCTCTTCTTAACGAGCGAGGATATTTCCTACATGATCCAGACATTCTCACGACAGAACAGAGAAAAGCTCTGCGATTTATCCGCACGCTCGAACCACGCGGCCTCGGCGCTTTGAGTCTTGCAGATTGCTTATGTCTTCAATTAAATTCTTCTTCATTAGCTTATCAAATCCTTCAACAAGACGAAGATCTCTTCACTCGACGCCAAATCCCCATTCTCGCGAAGAAATACAACGAGACCTTTACCACGATCGAATTATTGTACAAGCAACTCTCTAAACTAAACTATAATCCCGCTTCAGAGTTCGCATCTTCAACGCACACGCCGAAAGACGCAGAGATCTTTCTGCGCGACGACGGCACAATAGATATCCCGAACGAGAAACTTCCTGTCTACAAGATCAACGATCACGTTCTAAGCTATCTCCACAAGCTCAAGCCCGCCGAGCGGGAGTTCGTGCGTGAGAAAGTAAAGATGGGAAAGTTTCTCATTCGATCTATCATGCAGCGCCAGTCTACTCTCGGCCGCGTGTCTAATGCGATCGTAGACTATCAACAAGACTTCTTCCGCAGCGGCCAGATCAAAGATCTCAAGCCGCTCACGATGGCTCAGATCGCGACGGTCTGTGAGATCCACGAGACCACCGTGAGCAGAGCCGTGTGTAACAAATACATCTCTACTCCGCGCGGTACATATGAACTAAGATTTTTCTTCACCAGTGCTATCGTAAACCATGAACAAAACACCATGCAAAGTAACCTCTCAATAAAAAATCAAATCGCAGAGATCATCTCATGCGAAGACAAGTCTCGCCCACTAAGCGATGAGGACATTGTAACACTCCTCAAGAACACAATCGCCCGGCGCACAATCGCTAAATACAGAGCAGAACTAGGTATTCAACCATCACATCTCCGTAAAGTCTATGCCTCCTCAAAATGAAGACGTCCAAGAAATCACTCCACAAGAACTCTGGGGATTGCTCTTCCCATCGTGCTCTTGTCATGTCGATGCAGAGCGAGGGCATTTCATCCGCCGAACTGGCGGGAATAATCTTGCCCATGCGATTGTTGCTACAAATGAAACAGCCGACTGGGTTAAGGCTCACTGCGCAAGTGAGCATCTCCATATTCAGAGAATCAACGAAGACGGATTCTCTTACTCTGTCATCTGGGATGCCACCGATTGGAACCTCAGCGACGAGCGCAGAAGAATCCTTCGTGCAAACCACCTTGCCTCTGACATATCCTACATCCGGAAGAAAGCAGAAGATCTCCGTGTAGAGATGATCAGTGATGCACTCGCTAAAGCTAAGCTCTTCAACAGACAGAAGGCAACAGAGGTCGCCATCGCGATCACTTCACAAGGCGAAGAGATCTATCTTAACAAATCTCGACAGCTCAACGACGCCCTCAAAGGCGCATTCAACAACATCAACTGCTATTTCCCTCTCGAAGAAGTACTAAAAATCGTAGACACAAGAAACATCCTAAACTATGAACAAAGCCCTGCAACAGAAGACAATCAAAGAATCCCTGCGCCTGAAGAAAGCAATGGACAAAGCCACCAAGAAGAACGTCTTGATACGCCAACAGCTGGAGGATAAGATGCTTGCTCTGCAGAAAAAGCTAACGCCCTTGCTTAATCAACGCGACAACATCAACAAAGCCTATGTGCAACTTGACAAACCCACGGCCGAGAGTATCGTATTCGGCGAATACGTAAGTCTTATAAGCAAAACGCCAACCGCATACGGATTCAAGAACGCTGAAGAAGTGATCTCAAAACTACTATAACATGAACATATTCGCTACTCCTTCGGGGATAAAGAAACCTGTCCAAACGGAACCTCAATACACAAGCAAAGAAGACAGGCTTCAACAGACCGCCCTCACGACCGCCCGGGCGCAAGCTAAAAAGCTTACTGATCTGTATCGCAGAGAGCCATTTGATTGGGACTTTCTGCAGAAGGAACTATCTCTCGCCGTAATCCCAACAGTCAAGCTCGACTATGCTACATTGCTCGGCTTCCTTCAGGGCTGGGTTAATCAAGCCCCAGCGCGCCAGCAAAAGGAAGCTCTTCGTCTCGCGGAAGAACTTGCCTTGAGAGAGAAGCGCACATACAGCACAATCGACATCAAGCTTCCCAACGGGCTAGAGTTCAAGCCTCAGCAGAAGAAAGCTATCGCCGCCCTGCTTGATGTATTGTATAACAAGAACCTCAATGGCTCTCTTGTTCCACTCGGCACAGGCAAAGGTAAGAGCTGGATCGCAGCGGGTCTCGCGCTGTGGCTACAAAAGCATGACCCTCAGAAGTTCTGTAACTTTCTCGGACTCTTTCCGCCTATCTTAATCATCACCAAAAAGTCCGTCGTGCTTGACTTCCGCGATACCCTAAAGAAACTAGGTCTCGAATCTGTCGGACTCGCTGTGGACGTGTGGTCTTATAACGAAGTCTTCTCTGCGAAAAACAGAAACTTCTTCAAGACCGAAACAGTAGAAGTCTTCGGCCAAGCTACAAGCGTCATACGCTTTAACCTGCCAGCGTCTGCTGCGCCCAAGCTAATCATCCTAGACGAGTGTCAGGAGATCAAGAAGGAGAAGTCTAAGCGTACAAAATATCTCGAAGCCTTCCTTCAGTTCCCAGAAATCACTTGGGTCTTTACTTCCGCGACGCCCGCCGTGACAGTATGGGACACGATGTTCATGTCTATCGCGATGCGTTTACAATATGGCGCTCGACCCTTGACGAGAGAAACCTTTCCTGAATTCGCACGCACTCTCACACTCGGCGCAGATCCTCGACAAGCTAACGCCGCCGCTCTCGAACGCTGGGGCGCTGCGATCGGCGACCGCTTCGTCAAGCCGCCCGGCGATCCTCAGAAAGTCAAGGCTCTTAACAAAGTCAAGCTCTTCGAGATCACTGACCCCGCGAACAAAGCGATGCTCAAGAACGCGATGAAGAATTATCTTGAAGCTCTCGAACGCACAGGTCGCTCAATAGATCCACAAGGTCAAGTCATGGTTGCCTTCATGGTCATGGCCCGAGCGGCCGAGCTTGCAACCGTAGACACATGGGTCGCCGACGCAATTCATGCCCATCAAAACGGCTATGCGCCTGTCATTGCTATTCGCTTCACAGAGACTCTCAAGGAACTAGTGATGAAGCTCTGTGAGTCTGACTATTTCAAGAGCAAAGGTCTTACTAAACAAAAGATCTCTCTAATCTGGGGCGGCAATCGAGAGATCAAGCCCGAGGATCTCTTACCAGAAACACGCGCGGCAGAGATCGCAGCCAAGATGGGCATGTGGATTCTCGATAATCCAGACGAAGCCCGCAAGCCTAAAGCGGATGACATCGGGATCACGAAGGAAGAATTCCGCGCCTTCCACAAGGGCATCAAGTACACCTCCGAACGTATCTTCCGAGAGATGACAAAGGATGCATTCGCCCAGAGGAATGAGAAGCTTCGAGAGATGAAGCTTCACAATCAGAACCAGAAGGAACGACACGAGAACGTGCAAGCTTTCCTCAACGGAGAGACTGAGTTCTGTATCTATACTCTCTCCTCAGGAGGTACAGGTATCAGTCTCGACCATCGCTATAACCACACTCGGCCGCGTAGTGTCATGAGCACGATGACCTATTGGGCAGAGGAATTTGCACAGGCTCTTGGTCGCTGCGTGCGTATCACTACTCTAACCGACACGACGCAAGACATCTATGTCCCAGAAGGCACAATCCTCAGCGATCACATGGCGCCGAAGCTTGCACGAAAGCTTAAGTCTGTCGACGCCATTGGCTCCTCAAACGTCGATCTCGCTGGCGAACTAGAGAAAGCTCTTCGTGATCGAGCGACCGCCGTCAAACTAACAGAAGAAGATCTCGCCGCCGCTGAGTCCACGGGCGTGATCGAGACGGACGAGGATGATGACGATGAGGACGACGAACCTCAGGCACAGGCGGCATGATTCTTCACTACTTGATTCTTTATTCATTAACCCTATACTATCATGTACGAAAGAAAAATACAAGACCTAAAGAGAAAAAATTATTATCTCTCGATCGAAGAGAAGAAGAAGATCAAAAGCTTTATACAAAAGCATCCAGAGCTATCACAATCTAAAATCGCAGAGCACTTTGGAGTCTCGCGCGGCCTGATCTCAAACATCCAGCGCACGCCGTCAAAGTATGAATACTATGAGCGCAAGATCAGTGAGCTAACTAACCTCGTCAACAAACAACACAATAGAATCTTCCAGCTAGAGTGTGAGCTAAGAAAACTAACGCTAAAAAAATGAGTCGCTTTCATCAACAAGGTGAACAGTTTAAGCCTAAACATAAGGCAGGATCAGTCGACGAGGAGTATCTTGATAGAGATGAACTCGCCGCCGCGCACAAGGCGATCATGTCTTATAAGCTAAGAGATCCCGGTCCGTCTTTATATAGTAAGAGAAAAAATAAACCCAAGAAAAAATGAACATCCACGCAAACGTCCTCAATACCACAGCCGCCGACAGCTTCCTTGATAACATCCGCAAGGATGTCCTCAAGATCACAGGCGACGCATTGAAGGAGAACAGTATCCACAATGTCGCTTCGTCCTATGCCACGCAAGATCCTGCCACGAAGAAGATGCTCAACTCCGCGATGACATATGCGGAAGAAAGCTTGCAGAGATACAACGTCCTGATCGAAGGCCCATCGGGCACAGGCAAGGAGTTGATCGCAAGGATCCTTGCCCACAAACGAAAGCCTCTCAAGGCTATGAACATGGCTGGTTTGACAGACACACTATTCCAATCAGAACTATTTGGCTACATGCCCGGCGCTTTTACTGGTGCTAAATCAAGAGGCGACGTTGGTTTCCTAAGAGCAGTCGGCAAGGGTACTGCTTTCCTCGATGAGATAGGCGAATTGCCCCTGTCGCATCAAGCTAAGTTATTGAGAGTCTTGCAGGATAAGACAGTCTTGCCCGTCGGAGCTGTTGATCCTGTGCCAATTCAATGTAGGTTTGTGTTCGCTACAAATAGAGATCTCCTCAAGATGGTTAAAGAGGGAAGCTTCCGTGAGGATCTATACTTCCGCATTAACGAACTCGGTCTGAAGACTCTCTCATTACAACAACGAGGCGTGCAGGAAATCCGATGTGTGGCCTCGGCGATAATCGAAGAAGAAAACTGGACACCTATTGGCGAGCGCGAACACTTCGGCGACGAGACATTCTCCTTTGGGAATGTCCGTGCGTTGCGTAATCTATTACTTAAGAGAGAACTTGGAGAGATTGAATTGCCGGAGTATGATAAAGGAGAATAAAGATATGAACGACATACTAATCCCAGATAAGTTCAGCCTCGACGGCATTGAACCTAATATGATCCAATTGAAAAAGCTAGGCAAAGCACTCCTAACGATTCACGCCGACGGTCGTATCACTGTGTCCGAAGATCTCAAACCCACAGAGACAGCGGCCGAAGTGTTGAAGATCATGCGCGAGCAATGGATGGCCGATGCACAGGCTACCAAGATCCGCGAGCAAGAGGACCGCATCAAGCGGCTGGAGGAGTCTCTTGAGTCCATTCGAGAATACTGGAACGGAGACAACAACGAGCGAGCATTGATAGACGCTTGCTGGTACGCAATCGACACAGCGTCAGAAGCACTCGAAGCCAAGGAGGCCAAGCTGTGAGCGCAATGAATTGTATTGGAAAGATACTCAAACGGTTTCTTGGAATTGCGTGTTCTCATTATTGGCAACCGCTAAACGACAGTTTCCATGGCTCACATTCTCA